TTGGATCCTTCTGCGCCTCGATGTATGCGTCCTTGTAGTGATCGCAGAGAAGCTTGACCACGGCGCCCTTGCCCTGGCCAAATGCGTTCACGATCCTGCGAACCTCGGGAGCCAGCTCGCGCTGCTCGAGCTTGCCCTTGAGCACCCTGGTCTTGGCATTGTCGATGCGGCTGTAGCACTCGATGTATGCCCGAGTGATCTTGTGCTGCGGGGTTTCCGGGAGGGACTCCCATTCCGGAGGTTTCTCCTCGATCGACTTCTCGATCGCCTCGAACAATCGCTGCACCCGATCCAGGCTGGACTGTGCCAGTTTGGCACCGCGATTGACGCAATATGCGATGCTGCCCTCAACCCCGACCCGACTGGCCGGGATGGACTCGGCGATGGACCTCTTGCCCATCTTGTGGGCAAGGGCAACGAGCTCGTCCTTGAGGACCGATTGGTCCACGTTGTGATGGATCTGATTGAGGACCAACCCATACGCGGACTGGAATCCCGGCGATTCGTGATCGAGCCCAGCGATCTGATCGTCCATGCCTTGGTCTCCCGCTTCGTTCATGCGTGTATTTTAGCACATGCAGGATAACAGTCAACCGGTTTTATCGCAAGGCGCGAACGACGAGAAAGATGAGAATCAGCGTCAGGAGCGGGAGCCCGAGCACGCTCATGATGGAAAAGGCGAGGATCTTAAGTATCGTCCCGAAGCCAAGCACGACGCCTAGGATCAGGATGATCAGCAGCAATTGGTTCATTTTGTTCTCCTTCAGTCCGTAAAAACGGAAAATATGATGTCCACGATGCCCTCGACGATGGCGGCTATTAGCTCCACCACCCCTCCGGCGGCAATGGCTAGGGCCAGCAATAGCAGGACCACGACCACTATGGTGATGATCAACCAGATCGGCATCATGCCACTCCAAACCGTTGCTTTAGCTTGTCCTGCACCGTTTGGGCCGGTGCCTTGCCCTTGCTGGCCTTCATCACCTGTCCCACGAACCATTGCACCAGCTTGGGATTCTCCCGTGCCTTGGCTTCCTGTTCCGGGTTGGCAGCCAGCAGATCGTCGATGATGGTGTCAAGCTCGCCGGCATCCACGGCCTTGAACTTGGGCATGCTGACGATCTCGTCCATGACCTCGTCACCACGCAGCCGGCGAGGTCCGGGATCGTCGATCCATGCTTGGACCTCCGCGGGCGTCATGTCATCGCGCAGCTCGATCGGCGTGGAAAACATCACGCCGCGCAGCATCAGCTCGGCGAACACGTCCTTGGCGAAGCTGCGCTCAAACCTGCCGGTTTTGAGGTATTCCACGAAGCTGGCTAGGTAATCGGCTGGTACCAGTCGTGCCGCATGCTTCCATGGCTTTTTCAGCTCGTTCAGCCTGGCCGCGATGGCACCGAGGATCCATTTGCTGGCCTCATCGCTGCCATCCTCGCTGGCGGCACCGAGGTAGTACCATCCGCCGATATCACCGTCGAAGAGATCGCTGAGCTCGTTGGCCCGCCGCGGATCGATGGTGATTCCCAGTTCTTGGCAGATGCCGCTCGAACTCTTGGTGAACCAATGTGTCATGTTCCGTCCAAGGTCCTCTGATCATTCAGCATTGGTATGCCGTGTTCATCGCTGAGATCGCGTGCGTATTCGAGCGCTTCTTGCTCAGACTCAAACCTTCGCCGGCTTGCCAGTGCCCATTCGTCCTCCTGGTACCACCTAACATAGGCAACGTCGAGGTAGCGGCGATTACCGCACGGAAAGATCACCATGTATGGATAGTCGGTCATCTGGGTATTTCCTTGCAAATCGCACCGAATCGATGGTATTCGATTTGTCCAGTGCGGTTTAGCTCCATGTAGGTCTGCTCAACCGAGCTGATGGCAGCCTGGCATGATTCCATGCTGGTGAATCCCTGTATCACCAAGGGTCCTCCGTACCGGCTGCTACCGACCCATATGAGCATGACCACGAGCTTGAGCATGTTAAAAATCCCCTGGTGCGACCTGCAGGCAACGCAGCCCGCGGGCACGCCACATGTCCACGACCTGCTGGCGATCGTCGACCGCGATGGTCGGATCGTAGCCATCCTCGTGCATCTGGTCAAGGATCTCGCCCTTGACGATGTCGTCCGAGCGATAGTCCTTGGCAGGACGCATGTAGAGCTTGGCATACATGCCATCAACTCCGGCCACATCGCGCAGCCATGTCTCGGTCACCGCACGGTCTTCCTCACCTCGACCGCTGGCGATCAGGATGGTGCACCCGGCCGCATGGAAGGTGCGGAGCATCCACACGATGTCCTCGTGTGCGGTATCTCGCTTCATTCCACGATTGAACGCTGGCCAGTTCTTCGGCGTGCTGCGCACCCAATGGGTGCGATGCTCGCAGTTGGCTAGGGTTCCGTCGATATCAAAGACGATGGTTGGTGAGTTGAACACGGTTTCTCCGATCAAAAGCTGCTTGAGCTGGAATCAGACGATGAACTGGAACCCGAATCGTAGCTGGACGAGCTGGAACCTGAATCGTAGCTGGACGAGGACGATGAGCTGGCCGAGCTGGAACCCGAATCGTAGCTGGACGAACTGGAACCCGAATCGTAGCTGGACGAGGACGATGAGCTGGACGAGCTGGAACCTGAATCGTAGCTGGACGAGGATGAACCTGAGTGGCCCGATGAGCTCGACTGGCTTGGTGAGGATGGGGCAGGAGCTTGCACGCCGTCGACGTTAGGGAAGCTTGGCGCCATCTTCTCACGGTCCTCCGAGGTGTCAGTTGATGACTCCGCGTCGGACGATCTGAGGGTCTGTAGCATCAGCAGGGTGGCGAGCATCGACGTACCGTCGTTATCGGTCTGGACCGATCGACCAGCTGTCGGGCTCGCCGGAACCACCTTCCTCTGCTGGACCGGAGTTCCCCGGCTGTCGAGCATCGGTAGGGGAACACGCCGCGGGGAACGGGGAACGATCCGTTCTGCATGAGTAACGGTCCTCGCCTTCAGCTCGTTCGCACGGGCTTGGGCCTCATTTTCGCGCTGCCGTGCGAACTCGCGTGCTTGCGCTTCGGCATCAGCACGAGCCCGAAGGATGCGCTCCGCTTCCTTCTGCTTGTTGCGGACCATTCCTAAGACGACGATCCCGACCAGACACGCGACCAGGAGCACCAGGATCTGTTCAGCTTGCATTGGACGATTCCTTTCTTTCCTTGAAATTCCCGCACCCACAATACTTGCAGCCGACCGCTGCCATGGTTTCGTAGGTGTCGAAGTGTCGATAGTATGGATGCCCGCATCGGCACACCCGGTCGTCGCCATATTCCGGATTGTAGGCGAAGAACCGCTGGACCACGATCTTCTTGGTCACCAGATACGGTGGTTGGTCCTTGCCGTTGATCACTTGATGGTTGTCTTTCATGTGCGAACTATAGCAGGTTTTTCTAGATGGTCAAGGCATCATCCTCCGATGATGCCCCTTCCCATCAGCTCAAACGCTGCGCCCAGGAATCCTGCTGCAGGTATCGTGAGGACCCATGCCAGCACGATCTCGGATGCTTTCTTCCATTTGACCTTTGGATCTGCCTGGCTGGCGCCAACTCCCAAGATCGATCCGGTTATGGTGTGGGTGGTGCTGACCGGTATGCCCAGCGCCGTTGCCACGAACAGCATGGTGCCTCCACCAACCTCGGCCGTGAATCCTCCCCTGGGTTCCAGGTGCGTGAGCTTGAATCCAAGCGTCTGCACGATCCTCCATCCACCCGCCAGCGTACCTAGACCCATGGCAATAAAGCTCGCATATACCGCCCACAGTGGGATGCCCGCGGCCGCCGTGGTCACTCCACCGGCGATCAGTATGAGCCAGATGATGCCTGCGGTCTTCTGCGCGTCATTGGCACCATGGCCCATGCTGTAGAATGCCGAGCTAGCGATCTGTCCCCATCTCCAGTATTTCTTGTGCGTTTCGTTCTCGGCATTGGTGAAAACGTTGCGCATGATGGTGTTTAGCCCGGCACCAAGCATGAATCCTATGCACGGGCTTGCGATGATGAAGATCAGCGTCTTGCTGAGGCCTTCCCAGATCAGCGGGCTTGTTCCCGACTTGGCGATCACGGCACCGACCAATCCTCCTATCAGCGCATGGCTTGAGCTGGTCGGCAATCCAAAGTACCAGGTGATGATGTTCCATGATATCGCCCCGCCGAGCGCTCCGAAGATCACGTAGAGGTCGACCGCTGATGGGTTGACGATGCCCTTACCGACGGTGGCCGCCACGCTGAGGGACACGAAGAACACCACCACGAAATTGCAGATCGCTGCCATGGCAACGGCTTGCCTGGGCGTCAGGGTCCCGGTGGCTACCACGGTTGCAATGCTGTTGGCCGCATCGTGGAAGCCGTTGGTGAAATCAAATAGCAGCGCCAACACAACCAGCAGCACCACCGCAATAATGATCATTTCCATCGTTTAACCGTTCAGTTGCTTCTTTTCAAGCTCGTATGTGATGCGATCCATGGCCAGCTTGGCCTCCTCCGGAGGTAGACCACCGAGATCTACCTCGAACACCCGCCTATCCGGGGTTCGGTTGATGCGATACACGACCACGGCATCCTCGAGCAGCGATATCTGCTTCTCGATCTTTCGTGCCTCCTCGTCGTTGCCGTCCAATCGGGCTTTTTCGAGTTTTCCTTTGAAATGCTCGATATCGGCATCCAAGGAAACCTGTCCCTCGCCGTGCCGTTCGGTTATCATTTTCTTTTCCTGTTCTATCATATCCTTACCTTTCTTGATGGCCTGCCAGAACTCGTAATTGCCATCCATCTCGTCTTGTGTTGATTGATCAAATTTCCAGAGGTTGCTGAGATTCTCCGTATCGCCGCAGCACGGACAATACCAGGCCCTCCCGACCCTGTTGCTGTCCAAGAAGGCCACTGTCTTGCAACCAACGCAGACCGGTGGTCCTAACCCCACCTAGAGGTCTCCTTCCCTGCGGTTCTCGCTGCTATGCACGTTGAACGTCCCGCCCGGGTAGCGGCTTTCCAGCTTGCGAACGTTTTCCTCGATCACACCGTTCGGGTCGACCCCAATGGCCCTGCAGGCATTGACCCAATACCATGCGATGTCCCCGAGCTCCCGCATCATATGGAACTTGACGTCCTCGTTCCATGGCTTTCCCTGGAACACCATCTTCTTGACCAGCTCGTCGAACTCGCCGGCCTCGGAAGCCAGCCCAACGGCGGCCGTCATCAGCAGGCTGATGTTGAGGGGCAGTGGCTGGGAAGCCAGCTCGCGCAGCCTAGCTATCATGGCCTCGACGTCGTTGCTCGGCTTGCTGGTAATTTGCTCAACGAATTGCTCATAGAGCTTTAGATCAACCGTCATGTGTTTTCTCCACGTTATCTGTTGACCAAGCATAGCTGTTGCCGAACATCGGCGTCAACTTGACCGGATAAAAGAAACCCCCGCATATGCGGGGGTTCTTTAATTTAATCTATCGGCAATCTTTTTCAGCGAGAAGAATAACCGATCTTACCGGTGCTTAGCCAGTATTCATATGCATGCTGCGCTTCGTTCTTGTATTCGTTCTGGAAATACACGCGGATGTCGCTGTCGTTGTTCCAAATGAGCCGGCTCTTGCGTCCAAGAATATCACTGAGTATTTGCTTGATGCCCATCATATTGTCTCTCCTATTTCTATGTTGCACTGCAATATTTAACTCTATTTGAGCCATAACACAATCGCAGGCATCACGGAAGAGCCATGCAGTATATGCATAGCTAGTCGGATCGGCTGAGGGACTTGATGGTCTTCCATGCTTTTCCACGCATCTTCCACGCTTTTTGATTCGTGTTTCATGTCCTTCATCCAGGACGTTTCTCCTGCCCAGCCAGTCGGGCCACCGTTGCCGTAAAAGATCGCCGCAGCCTCTGGCAACCATTGCTCGTACCAGTCCTTGTTGTCGAGCGGATCAACCCCAAAGAACGCATTTCCCTGTAGCATGGCCAGGGTTTGGCATATCGGTCTCAACCATCTCTTTTCCTCCTCGGAATAGGTTCGACTGAGCATGGATGCCGGAACGTGGTTCTCGTACCGCACGACGTGTGGATCCGAGGGTGATTTCCCCACCCGGATGTTATCCCCTGGATACGTGAACGCATCGTCGGCGTAGCATTCGTCCTCCCACCATTCTTTCGGCACGGCTAGTTCCTTCTCATCTTAAACCATACGGCATCCTCCAGGGATGCGAACACTATCACGACCTCCGTCGTGAAGGTCCGATGATCTTGGGTCACGGTTACGGTATAATCGACAAAATCCGACGATAGCATCTGTTCTATCATCGTTATCCATGTTTCAGAATCCTGGTGCCTCATTGCGACCGGCGAGTGCCGGTCGTCCGGATTACGAGGATATCTCAGCCGAACGGTCCTGATCTCGGAGTCGTCCTCCATGGCGGATTTTTAGATCTTGCCGACGAACTTCTTGGCGTATGCATCCGCATAGCTCTCGAGGTTTTCCTCGAAATATGCCACGCCTCCTGCGCTATGCAGGCTGGGGCTCTTGGCTATCGAGTTTGCGATGATGTCAGGCAGCTGGCCCTCGATCATTCCTAGGATCCTCTTGCGCTCGCTGGGATCCATGTCTCGGCTCCACCAAGCCAGTCTCTCGGCAACCATGCCTGCTAGCTTTACGGCCAGCTCTCCTAGCTGGGCGTTAAAATCGGATGGTGCTTGCATTTGATCATCTCCTGATAATAGCTAGGATGATAATGCAACGATTTCGGATGTTCAATAATAGTCCCTGAGCTTCATCCATATCCAGTATTCATTCGACTCGTCGTCGGGCATGATCTCCACCACGCTCGGCCACCATACCTTGTTACCATCGATCGTCCGCTTTTTTAGATTGGCAGTCACTCTCACTCCCTTGGATTGGCACCAGTTCTTGAAATCAATCCAATCGTCCCTGCTAACGATCTTGATCTCTATGGAACCAGCATGGGTATGATCGGGATAAAACCGACAGGTCTTGGTCTGCACGTTCGGATTCACCTCGATGAATCCATCCGTCATGTGCTTGAGCAGGAGAACGTAAAGCTTTTCTCCGTTCGCGCGACCGGCGTTCAGATGCACCAAATTCATCAGAGATGCTTGAGCTTGAATTCTACCAGCTTTGGGTCGTTCTCGGGGATCGTGAATCCGTAGCTTGGGCTGTTCCTCGACACGCTTTGCCAGCTGTCGCCGACATCGGTAAACAGTTCCTTGTTTGGATCGAGATGGTAGATCTCGGCCTTGTATCCGCGATCGTTCACGAACCCCACGAACGCGATCAGTCCTTGCTTACCGGTTGTCACGTATGATAGGGTGGTTGCCTGGTTTGGAAAATCAAATTCCTCGGCAAAATCCCTGATCATCTCCTTGAGAAACCTGTCCATCAGACCTTTTTGGGTCTTCCTGGCTAGATTGATCCTCATCGTCATTCTTCCTGCTTCAGCTTGTATTCCACCAGGATCGGGTCATCATCCGCGATGACGAAACCCCAGCTAGCGATGCCTTCCATGTCATAGTGATCGGCGTTGATACCACGGTCCTTCATCAGGGATACCAACCGATGGACGGTATCCCGATTTAGGAGATACTTGTATGCGTCGAGATCTCCAACCTGGTACTCCCTGCAAAAAGATCCGATCAGATCATTGAGCAGTTCCCTCGCGGAACCAAACATGTGATACCCGGCTGCCTTGGCAGCCGGGTCCAGGTTGACCCTCATACCTCCCCGAGCTCCTCGAGGCCGACGGTCGAATCGTAGTAGGCGTATCTACCGAACGGTGGCTTGACCCTGGTCTTTGCCCCCTCGGTGATCACCCAAAGGGTGTCGGCGTAGTTATGCGGACCCCAGCTACCGAATGGGAATCCATCGGTGAACACCAGCGCCAGCTTTGGCTCTATCTGGTTGTTCATCCAGTGGTTCCAGAAGCAGCTGAAGTCCGTGCCACCGCCTCCTCCGAGCTCGTATCGCAGCAGCTCGTCGGCCGTTTCCTTGGTGAAGGTCTTGTGATTGTAGATCTGCGTGTCAAAGGTCAGGATTCCTATCTTGAAATCGGAATACATGTTCATGATGCCATGCACTTCCGATAGGAAATCCTTGCCCATTGCATCGGAGATCGATCCGCTCATGTCGATGGCGATCTCGAGATCGATGGTCTCGTCCTTCTTCAGCGTCGGTAGGAAGATACCGCCATACATGTGCTTGCGGTTCGGTCTCATCCAAGTGAAGTCGTCGGTGAGGCAGCTCTGGATGCTCTGCTTGAGCAGGTCACGCCAGTTGACCTTGGGTTCAACGAGATCGTCAATCAGCCTGCGCAGGCTGGCCGGCATCTTGCCTGCCGCCGCGTTGGCAGCCTGCAGGACCTTGGCCTTCATTTCCTCGCGGATCTTCTTGAGATCCTCATCGGAGACCTTGATCGGTATGCCGCCGCCGGACTTGCTGTCCTTGTCGCCACCGCTGCCGCTGCCGTCCTTACCCATCTCAAGATGGACGTCAAGGGTGAGTTCCTTCTTGACCTTGCGCTTCTCGAGATCGTCATATACGGCCTCGGAGGTCCAGATATTGGGTTTGGTGTACTTCTCGTCATACAGTCCGACGCGCTGGGACGTGGTCTTCTTGCCTGTCGAGTCCGTGTCAGTGACCGGCACCCGCTCGGTCGGCATCTTGCCGATCTTATCCTGGATCAGCGTGGCATTGATCACGTAGTCGTTGGCCATGTTCCACCAGCTGGGATCACGATGGCTGCGGCGACCAAAATGGTCGAATGCCACGTGCAGCACCTCGTGGCACAGCACGAACTGGATCTCGTCAACGTCGAGCTTCTTGAAGAA